ACTATGGTAATCAGCAGCCAAGCTTTTCCGGGAGGGAAAGAAGGTTCAACGACTAACAGCATACTACTAGAACAGTAATGAAGCTGACACGAGCGCCCGACTCTTTGCTTAGGCAAAGATGATGATATAGTCTGGACTCCTTGGAAACAAGGAGATGTGAGGGATAAAGAGCCCTTACGATAACACAATGCTACAACAGACCTACGCAGGGGTCGATCCCATTTTTTGAGAGTGGCTTTGTTTTTAACAAAGAAAATCCGGTGAATTGCTGGGAAACCTGAGTTTTGCTTTTGCAAAACAGGCAATCAGCAGCCAAGTTTACTTTGGGCAGTTACCTGCTATAACAGGGGTAACGATAAGTAAAAAGGTTCAACGACTAGAAGATGACTGACCCAAGAATAACTCTTCCACGAGCGCCGGGACTCACTAATTATAGACAATTAAACAGATACTTTTTCTTTTTAGGAAAATTTGGTTCCCCAGAAAAATTTAAAGGTTGTCACGAGCACCATGTCCACCCAATTAAAATGGGAGGGAATAATGCCAGAGTGAATTTAATTTACTTGACACCTAGGGCTCATTACATAGCCCATCAGTTGCTCTTTAGAGCATTTACGGAAAACCAACAAGCCCAAAGGGCTGCTTGGCTTATGTCTCACACTATTGGCGATGCTTTTGTCAGTTCTAGGGCATATAAATTTCTGAAAGATAACTACATCTTTTCTGAAGAAACCCGTAAAAAAATTTCTGAAGCCGGTAAGAATAGGAAGTTTAGCTTAGAGTCCAGGGAAAAAATCTCTACCTCTAATAAAGAAACCTATAGAAACACCTCCGAAGAAGTTTTATTAGAGAGAATTGATAGAATGAGGGAGACTAAGAGAGGTACCCCGTGGAATGAGAAACATAGAAACTCCATCCCACAATCTCTCCCCAAAGGAAAGAACCACTGGAGATTGAAAGATAGCCCATTATGGGATATATCTGATGAAATAGTTAAAGTTTGGCTAGAGAATGGTAAACCATCTTATGCTAGACTCTGTAGACTATTAAACATCCCTAAAACCAAATCTGTTATGTCTATAATAAAGAGTATGATATAGTCTGAACTCTTTGGAAACAAAGAGAAGTAGGGGATAAAGAGCCTCTACGTTAACAAATGTCTCACAACCCTCGCGCAAGGTTTCATGCTACCGTCCACCAACATTGCGAATCGATAAGGTTCCCTTCAGAGGCAACTCTGATTGAAAATCGGGTGAATTGCTGGGAAACCTGAGTTTTGCTTTTGCAAAACAGGCAATCAGCAGCGAAGCGTTTTCGGGAGAAAACGAACGTTCAACGACTAGGACAAGTAATCTAGAACAGAAGAAAGTCCCAAGAGCGCCCGACTCTTTGCTTCGGCAAAGATGATGATATAGTCTGAACTTACAGGAAACTGTAAGAAGTGAGTGATAAACTCTCTCACGGTAACAAGTGTTTATCGCACCTGTTGTGGACACCCCTACCCGTGCAGGTAGGATTTTAAGATTTGGTAAAGAACAGTAAATAGCTTGCTGTTGTAAAACTGGGTGAATTGCTGGGAAACCTGACGGTTTCAGGAGTGACTTCTCTGAAACACAAGGCAATCAGCAGCGAAGCTCTCAAGGGATTGAGAGAACGTTCAGAGACTAGATTAAGTAGCCTAGAACAGGTGAACAATCCACGAGACCCCGGCGGCCTGTTTACAGGCCGAAGATATAGTCCGATCTTTGTAGAAATGCAAAGAAGCAAAAGATAAAGAACTTTTGCGATAACATAATGTTGCTATTAACGACTTCCGTCGTGCTTACGGAACTAACATTCCGTATGTACAGAGCCGTTACGACTCTGAGCCCTACGCTCTTGAACAAGAAGTTGTGGCTTGGGAATTGCCCGAAGAGGTTAAATCGATAGCCTCCGTCAGTTGAAAAACTGAAAGAAAAACTGGGTGAATTGCTGGGAAACCTGACGGTTTCAGGAGTGACTTCTCTGAAACACAAGGCAATCAGCAGCCAAGCCTTTTCGGGAGAAAAGGAAGGTCCAACGACTAACAGCACACTACTAGAACAGTAATGAAGCTGACAAGAGCGCCCAGCACCCTGATAAGGGTGAAGATATAGTCTGAACTTTCTGGAAACAGAGAGAAGTAAAGGATAAAGAGCCTTTGCGATAACACCATTGAATCGAAAACGCCGGGGAAGGTCCCGCGCAAGTGGATTATTTTTTACGTACGATTTCAATCGCAGCGTAGGTCCACTATAAACTGGGTGAATTGCTGGAACCCCTGAATGGGCAATCAGCAGCCAAGTTTACTACGTCGAACCATTAGCTATAATGGTTGTAGTAAAAAGGTTCAACGACTAGACGATGAGTTTCGACAACAATAACTCGTCCACGAGCGCCCAGAGCATTGTATGCCACTACTTAAACAAGTATGAAAAGTGGTATTGGAGTTTAATTGACAAGTTTGAAAAGAGAGCACAACTCCCAGAACAGTATGAGTGCCATCACCCCATCCCCAAAGAAATTTGGCCAAACGGGTGGAGAGACTCTTCCGTAATTTGGACTGTTGGAGTTACCTTTAGGGAACACTTTATACTTCACCTTTTGCTGGTGAAGTCTGGTTTATCTAGCTCTTGCGCCCTGAAGAGATTTTTAGATCAGTTCGGACGAGGGAGAAACAAAACCTCTACAGCCACAAATCTCCAACACTTCTGGAGAGATTTCATGAACGCCAGGTTTGTTCCCCATAACAAAGGGAAAACAGGACTACCTTACGTCACTGAAAGCTATAGACACGCTGTAGGTGAAGGTGGAAGAGGGAGGTTGAACAACCCTTCCCTGATCTGCAAGCCTTGGAAAAATAACAAGGCATCAAATGAAACCCTAGAAGTCTGGGGCATTGCAGATTACCTTTACTTCCATTATCAGTTTATCCCTAAAAAGAAAGGTAACAACGGTTGCTTGAGATTATCAAAAGCAGTCGGCATTCCTCCATCCCAAACTTTGTCAAATGTGGTCAAAGCTTTCAACGGGAAACTCAAATCTCTTTGCCCGAGCGGAGAAAATTGGGTTCCAGAAGAAGACCGAGACTGGATAACTTCGTCAATGCTATGATATAGTCTGAACATTGCCGACAACAAGGTAATGAATCAGCGGATAAAGAGCCGCTGAGTTAACAAATTGCTTCGCGCTATTGAGACTCGCAATGCGATGTCCCGCCTGATGAACAGCTATGAGTACACTGTATCTCAAGCTGTAACTGTCACCGGCTCGTATAACCCATACGAGCCCTACAATGGAACCGCAGGTTCACAAACCGGTCTCGGTTTCACAACTTGGACCACCTTCAACACCGCTTATGGCACAGCCACTGGCCCTGCCGCATGGTCTGGTGCAACCTCTAACCCCATTGAGGACATCCTGACTATGAAGCGTGCCGTCGCCAACCAAATCGGCATCCGTCCGAACTCCGCTGTTCTAGGAACCGCTGTTTTCGACCTCTTGCTGACCAACGAGGCCATCCTGGATCGTATCAAGTATACCTCCGCCGACAGCATCGACACCGATGTCATCGCTCGCTACTTCGGTCTTGAGCGTGGCCTGCGCGTAGCCGAAGGTCGTTATTTGGCCTCAGACGGAACCCTACAGCCGGTATTCCCAGCCAACGGTATCCTTCTGTTCTACAGCCCCAACGGTCCTTCTGATTCTATCATGCCCGCTGGTGGTGCCAATGCTGCGACTCCTGCTTTTTCATACACGTATGTTAACAACATCGTCCAATTTAAACGAGTTGAATGCGTGGTTTGACGGTAACGTCAAATTACCTGCCTGATCCGCAGGTCAATGGGGTGAATTGCTGGGAAGCCTACGGCTTCAAACGAGAGTTTGAAACTATGGTAATCAGCAGCCAAGTTTACTACGTCGAGAAATCACTATGATTCCTGTAGTAAAAAGGTTCAACGACTAGACGATGAGTTTCGACAACAATAACTCGTCCACGAGTGCCCCACTCCTTGAATGTTTCTATAGAAACAAGGTCTATAAGAGACTTCAAGGAAGAAGATATAGTCTGATCTTCACAGAAATGTGAAGAAGTAAGGGATAAAAAGCTCTTACGTTAACATAAATGATCAACTCACTGGCACCCCTGCGGTCCGTCCCGAATACTATATTCGCGAACGCCGCGTTGTGCGTGCTGAAATCACAATCGAACGTGTGGTTAACCTGGTTGGCCTCGGTGCAACTGGACTTATCGGTTCTGGCGCTATGATCACCGACATCCTGTCCTGATCGGGAAGGAATAAAGAGGTGACCCAATGGCAATTCTCAGACCGATTACAAAGGCCCAGTACGAAGTCTCCTTCGTAGCTCCTGATGGCCCCACCCTAATCGCCACGTTTACAAAATTCAGCGGAATCAAAGATTCCTCCGATAGTAGTGATTATGCCAATGGTACCGGTAACCGTATCTACCACGTTGTAGGCCCCAGAAAGGCAGACAACATCACTCTAACCGCTCCATACGATCCCACGATCTTCAAGCAGTTAGAAATTTACTGGTTGCAGTATAATTGCAGAGAAATCACAGTTACTATCACTCCGAAGGACTGTGTTGGAAACGGCTCAGCTGTGGCTGGCGGCCAATACACCTGTTACGGATGTCAATTTATGTCTATCAATACTGCTGACGTTGACCGTGAAAGCGGCAATGTTCAAGAGATTGAGGTTCAATTGACCGTGAACACTTGGGATAGAACCTGAGTCACAAGTTAAAGCCCCCTAACCGGGGCTTTTTTTGTTTCTATAAGAGGGTAAAACCTTTGTAAGAATAGATCTTTTGCATAGATGGCCAAAACCCTGTTTTCAAGTGGTGTCATAGTAACAAGTGAATGGTTAAATGGTGCTAGAAATGTAGTCTTCGACGGACAAGATCTTGACTGGCATTACAACCCTCTTGGTCTTAGTTCTCTTGTAACCGTAGGACCCGACGGACTCGATAGTCGGTACCTCACCTTAAACACGGCTCAACCCGGTTTGTCAAGCTCTGGTGAATTTTTGACAGGGCAACCCATCTCAGGTGGGAAAGTTGTAACGGGCTCTTGGACTTTCGGGTTCAACCCAACAGAAAACCCCACTCTCACTCAAAATTACAATAGCGCTCCTCGAAGTTTCCTTACAAACTTAAAGTATGAAAATGCCAACGGAATAAACCCGGCATCGGTAACACAAAAATTCGCAGCGTTGTCCGATTCAGATCTAATTACGAAAAAAATTCTTGTTGAAAATTCCAGTACTGGCTCAGTAGACAATGGTGTGTACTAATCGGAGATCCAAATGCCACGTTATTCACCATTGCCATCTGTTTCCCTAGACCCTCGTAATGAAGCCGATTTGGTTCAAGCGGCTGCTCAGACTGTCTACGAAGCTTCGAATAAAACTCTAAATGATTTCAGTGCGGGTAACCCCTTAGCAGTTCTTCTGGAGGGGCAGGCTTTTGCACAGGGGGAATTCTTGTACTGGGCGAATCAGCTGCCTGACAAGATACTGATTGAGTGGATCGGCCCCTTTTTAGGAGCCATGAGAAGACTGGGAACAACTTCCACAGCAGAATTAGTTGTAACAATTCTCCCTACTGGTAGTTCTACAGTAATTCCCTCAGGAACTATTTTTTCCACCAACCCTCAACTCACTTCCGGAGAGAGTTACGAATTTATAACGAACTTAGACCTAGTCATACCTTCAGGGGAAACAACGGGAAGGGTGCCGGTGTATTCTAAGTTTGTTGGAAGCACCTATAATGTTCCCTCAAACTCAATCACCGGGATCGCCAATACAGGTACTCTTAATCTTTCGGCAACCAACCCTCAACCGTCTGTTGGAGGAAGTGACGTAGAAACTTTCCAGGAAGTTCAGGAAAGATTTTTCACCCTTATTCGTAGAAGAAACCCTGTCAGCGAGACGGACTGGCAAGACTTTTTCATTGACTTATACGGGATCGGAACTTTAACTTCGGTTCAACCGAATCGTTCGAGTTTTTATGGATACAACTACACCCAAGATTACACTCTCCCTAATGGGCAAGTCTCTTTCTTCGTGTTGGGACCTAACGGCCAAGAACTGACCACACAACAATTGTCCCTTGGTCAAAATGCGGTAAACTTTTCCGTACCTGTTGAAAACCAAGGTCATTTATTCCCCATTACTCTGAGCCAAGTTCAATACAATTTGACTGTCGAAATTAACTCAAACGGGTCGTTCGGTTCAAATTTCAAAGACAGTTCCCTGAATTTCCGCGACAGACTCTTCTCAGTATTGGCTCCGGGGCAAACTTTTCCAGCCGACGTTACACCTACAGTAAGTGACATTGACGCCGCTTTTTATTCTACTTTTGACGCGAGTAATCGATTTAGAGATCCATCAATAATCGCGTCTTTAGCATACAATACTCCGAACTCCCTGAGTAAGGAAGCAGCGGTTTACACGAACGTTTACGATTTCACACCCTCAAGTAGTATTTTAAAGCAGAACGACCTTATTGTTGTAAATACTCCAAACCCGACTTTTTACCCAGTAGAGGCCGATTTCACACCTTATTCTTCTAACAAGTACGATCAAACTGTCTATGGTAATCTTTCCTTAAAGCAGATAAAACCCTTGACGTCGGGATCTCACCTCCTTGGAGACATCGTGTATTACGACGGCTCTGGGGACCCTGCTGAGCAAGGACTCCATGTTGTCTTAGAAAACCTTAACATTGCTTCTTCTTCTGACGTCTTGTCTCTTATAGTAAGCGGAAAAGTTTCCGGAGTGAAAACTCTTTCACCCTGGGTTGTGGGTAACACTTACATTTATTCCTCGGGAGGGACCATAGATCCTGATGTAGTGGAGTACAACTATTCTCCTGGAGAATTCGTTCCTCAGACTCCTTCTTCTGTCCCTTTGGGTAGTCGCCCAGGAGGATTCGCCTGGTTGGTTTCCAAGAATTTCACTCTAAACCCTTCAACGAATGATATAACTGGGGCCCAGACTGAGTTCTTAATTGGAGCCTCTATTTCCCCTCAGAAGTTAGAACCTAATTCTTCTTATACGTCTGGCACATGGGTTTGCACCCCCCAGGTAGGCAGCGGTCCCTCACAAGTTGCCGATCCGTACTACAACTATGTGGACCTAACCAAAGGCGCTATAGTGAAATACGCTTACGTTGAAGCTAATTTCACATATAATCCTAACAAATCAACCGTTTACGAGTACTTCAACCTCCTAATTAATCAGGGTGTGTTGTCCGAAGTTTCAATGTTTCAAGGAGATGGAGGTTTACCCATCTACAAATATAAAGCCCGATTCACGGCGGGTCAGTACTTGCTATACAAAGAATCAGCATCCTCTCAACCCACTTACTACATCTCTTCCTCGTTTTTCACTCCAGATAGTACGAACATACAGGACTTACTAGGGAGCGGTTCGGTTTATAATTTGGCGCCGACTCCCGCCCTTCAAGCACAACTGGACTCTGATCTTGCAAGTTCTTCCCTGAAAAATTTCGACCGGATGTTCACCTTTTTCCCCGGAGATCGTACTTTCTTCCGAGA